GAACAGATCATGACAGAGATTCAAAACTACTCTGAAGAGAACGGCAAGTTCACAGAGAAGGGTGTTAAGGCTTCTGCAACAAGAGCCAGAAAAGCATTAGCGGCTTTGTCAAAATTGATCAAAGCAAGAAGAAAAGAAATTCAAGAGGCTAAAAACGCGGCAAAAACTGCGGCGTAATAATTGCTAATTGGATCCGATTATAAAGCCTCTGCTATATAGTGGAGGCTTTTTCTATTTTAAAATACCCTTTGTAGATTTTTCTCTAAGAATTCCAGAACCGTGTATTCGTACACGAATATGACCATTGTAATAATCATCAGTTTCTAATACTTTACGTGCAAATTGTTCTCTGGCTTCAACATATGATAATTCTGCTTTTGACTTACAATAAAAAAGTATTTCTCTTTTAAATTTATCTTTACCAAGTTTTTCAACGTCCTCATTTAAAGCATCACTCGAACCATAGTAATGTTTCCAATCACTTAATACAGTATACCTACGTTTGTTAATTCTTCCCTTTAATGGTCTACGTGATTTTCTAAATCTTGCTAATTTTTTACCAATATATTTCTTTCCGTTGTGTGTGTTTGTAATTTCATACACAAACCCTGCACACCATTTTGGTAATTCAGTAACAATTTTGCTGTTATATATCCAATCCATTACTGTTAATTATTGTTTGAAAAAATGATACATAAAAATTATATGGAACATATTAATATTAAAGGATATGCCACTTATGACAAATTAAAAACTTGTATTGTTGGTAGAACGTACAGCAAAGAACAATTCAAAAACATTAAAAATCAAAAAGTTAAAGACATTTTATTCAAAATATTAGACGAAACTGAAGAAGACTATCAAAATTTATGCAAAATATTGGAAATAGCAGGAGTAGAAACTTTACGGCCAGATATTATAGAAACAGATACTAGTCATAGACCTGCTAATCAACCTAGAGATGACATGGCAGTAATTGGCGAAACTTTATATGTTAATAATAATAGGCCTGAATATAAATCAATATTAGATAATGTGCCTAATAAAGTTATTGTTGAAGATTGTGAACAACAGAAATTAGTCAGCACTAGTTTTATACATAGATTAGGTAATACTTTACATTGGGGAACTAATAAACCTGGTTGGAGAGATAGTGCATTAGTTAAGAAGTATAGTGAACAATGGACTACTGAAGGATTTGATGTTGATATTATGGAAAACGAAGGCCATGGAGACTGTACTTGGTGTATTCCTAAAGAAGGTTGTATTGTAACACTGTTTGATATTCAAAATTACAAAGAAAAATTTCCAGATTGGGATATATGTTACATTGAAGACAAGTATTGGGATCAAATGTCTCCATTTAGAAAAGTTAAACAACGTAATGGTGGTAAATGGTGGGTTCCGGGTGAAGAAGATAGCGACGAGTTTTCTGAATATGTAGAAACTTATCTAAAAGACTGGGTAGGCTACGTGGAAGAAACAGTGTTTGAAGTTAATATGCTATCTATAGACACAAATACAATATTAGTAAACAACTATAACAAGCAAGTATTTGATTTTTTGGAAAAACATAATATTGCTCCTGTTATTGCTCCGTTTAGACATAGATGGTTTTGGGATGGCGGAGTTCATTGCGTAACACAAGACTTATACCGAGAAAGAGAGTATAACTCAAAAAGATTGACCTTATAAGAAAACTCATATAAACATATGCGATAGGCATACTATATTCTTTTAAAATTTCAATAGGCAAACATAGCATCTTAGAAGTGAGCACGGAAATGCGGCTAACAAGCGACAGGTGAATCCGTTGATGCACCAGGCAAAAATGATGAGGCTCTGAGAAACAGCAACCTCAGGTTTACCAAAAAATATCATGCAAAGATTTGGTAGACTCGCGTTGGATGAATAAGCGAATGGGTACAGCACAACCGCCCAGTTACGATAGCGTTGCATGGTGACTGTGATACTCGCCACAGTGGAGTATAAAGTCAGTTCGGCTAGAAATAGCCGAATTGTGACTGCTCATCTGCCACAGTAGACGCAAAAATTAAAATTGCGTTAGCGTAAGTTAAAAAAGAAACGAGCATAAGCGAAGTTTCAGATGGCTGAGGCCATCTTTGCATTGATATTAAGTAGTGTATATGCAATTGCCACATGATCCCTTAAAAACTAAAGAAGTTATCGAATATGTTGATAATATTCTGGTAAAACTTAATTATACCGACTTGGATAATTTTAGTGTAACGCAATTCGAGTCCGGTTGGCGGACTTGGTTGTCTAATTCTTCTTACAATAAAATAATTGGGTTGGAAAGTATGGAACATTGTGCTTTTTGTCCAGGAACTACTGACGCATTTGGCGAATTCATTTCTCGATACCATAACAATAGAATTAGAGTAAGCAGAAGTGACTTTATTATAACACGAGTATTGTCTAAAGCATACGAGAGAAACTTATGTTACCTCGAAGATGACGAACTTCGTGCAGGAGATTCATTAATAATAAGTGTACCATTCTCTGGCAACGGTGCTATGCACCCAGAGTTCGATAAAATAATGGACACTTGTGATAGTTTAAACATTCCAGTGTTTATCGATGCCGCATACTTTGGCATATCTCATGGTATTACATACGACTTAACAAGGCCTTGTATAAAAGATATTGCAACTAGTTTAAGTAAAAACTTTGTAGGTAATCCTATGCGACTAGGTATACGTTTTACAAAAGATCGTATCGATGATAGTATTACTATTGCACTGCTTGGTGCAAATATATTTGACAAAGTTAATGGTTACATTAGTTCGGAACTACTTAAAAAGTTTCCACAGGACTGGCTAATAGAGAAATACATGGACAAAAGCAAAACTGTATGTAAAGAATTAGGACTACAACCAACAAATACATTAACATTGGCTATTGGTAACGATTCTATGCAAGAGTATAAAAGAGGGGATTATATTCGTGTCTGTATCTCGAACCACTTATCTAAATAGTATAAAAGACAAAGACTACAGTTGGATTGGCAACATTAAAGCAGATTGGTCAGCAATACAACAAGAATGTAAACAAACAGTACAAGATCATCCTGAATGTTGGCAAACACTTGTAGGTAAACGTGATTCTTGGGATAAAATGGGTGAAGGCCTTAATAAAGAATTAGAAAAACATAAAGAATCAGGATACAATCCTCAAAATACTCGACATTGGGAAACAACAACTATTCAACCCAAGGTAGAAATGTCGTGGGAAAAGGAAATTATGGATCAATTGCCATTAATTAATCCTACTAGTAGGCCGACACTACAACCGCCAGGCAATATAATGCCATGGCACCAAGATAGATTTTTTTATTTTAAACGAAATAACCCTGGCCAGGAAGAATTTGTTGTAAGATACATACTATTTCAAACAGATTGGCACAATGGACATTTATTACAAGCAGGTAATTCATTTGTATCACACTGGAAAGCAGGTGATATTTTATTATGGTACCCTGATCGTTGGCATTTGTCTGCTAACGTAGGAACTGAAGACAAATGGACTTGTACCGTAACTGGAATATTAAAAGAAGAAGTATGAAAACTTTTGTATATGGCGATTCATTTAGTAATGCCGAATGGTGTAAGTGTACTACAGATAAAATGTGGTATGCACCTTTAGTATCAGGTGAACTAGTTGATAGAACACGTGAAGGCGCCAGCACCGAGGAAATGTTTTTATTAGCAGTAAATGATGCTGTTACTAATTCTAATGCAAGATTTATATTAGCAACTGGTATGATGTATTCTAGATTAATGTTGTATAAAGATTGTTTGTACGACAACGAACAAATCCGGGACGGATCACTTACAGACTGTTTGCCATATTTTGACACACAACGTTTAGATAAAAATTTACACGTAGGAATTTTTCATCATACACTAGTATGGGCAAAATATCTTACTAATATTGTAACATTTAAAAGTTTAATGGACTCAAGATCACACGAATGGTTAGCAGTACATATGCATACTGATAAAAAAGATTATCAAAGTCCGTCGAATCCTATGATACTACCATTATTAAAAACTACAGCAGATATGGTCAACTATGTTGATCAGCGACATTCATGTTATAGTGTATGCCAACAGGCAGAAATAAAACCACGGGACTATGATCAACACGGTTACAATGGACATCATTCTGCAGAAGGACAACAATACTTTAGCAAACATGTATTAAAAGTTTTACAAGAAAGGAACATACTGATATAATGGAAATTCTTTGGGATCACACGTTTGGCAAACAAGAACATCAGGATCTTGTAGTATGCAACCCTATGGCATTTGTTGAGCCAAGCGAAGAAGAAGAAGCATTAGCAACAGGATGGTTGGCGTTAGACGAACCTGTTGACAACAAAGAAGTTTTTTATCAATCTAGAAGCACTAGAATAAATTTTGAACGTTATAAACCTCGTTTCAAAAAACCTCAGTACAAAGGTCAAAATATCAAATACAAAATTATTGATGCATCGGAAATGGTAAAATTGTTAAGCCTACCATCAATATACAAAAAGTATATGTTACGTAAAAAATTCAAACAAGATTACAATCCATTTGGGAATTATCATAGACGAGATCAATTTATGATTTTTTATATAGGAACAGCAGACAATATAGTTGGCTTTACTAAACAAAAAAGATATTCTTTTGGAGATGACCATCATGTGGACATAGACGATATTGATATGTTGCAGTGTAGTGGAGTTGAAAGTGTTATTCATGCTAACATTTTACCTATAGGTTCGGAATGTTTAGAACTAGAGTTACAATGGGCGGATCAATCTAGAATACCTTACTACTATCTAGGATCTGGATACGAACAAAGTTCTGAATACAAGGCTAAATGGCAAGGATTTGAATGGTGGACTGGTACCGAATGGAGTAATAATAAAAGACAATATCGTAGATTGTGTAAAAGAGATTCTAAACTTACTGAATTTTCTTCTCTCGGAAACCTTTCACTGATTCGAGATAAGACTTAGACCAATTTTTATAATAAGGTCCTGACTCTAACATTTTAGAAAACTTATTCACTTTACTTAATAGTTGTACAAAGAAACAAATATACATACCATTATTAAGTTTAGCATCTTTAACATACTCATCAATTTCAGGATGATCTTCTAATATTACAACGTCATGTTTCATGAAATATGTATTAAGGTCTTTTGCAATTTCAGTTGTTTCTTTGGCCGTGAAATGATCTGCAGGCAATATCAAACACAAAACATCTTTTTCTTCAAAATCAAAATTAAAAATTTCTTGATACAAGGTTGCGTAAGAAGTTATGCTACCCATTTCTTCAAAATGCACTTTATTTTCTAGTATGGCTTTCTTTGCATATGGGCAAGGCGGTAGGTTACCAAATGCCGGGTGCGGCACAGTAACAAAATCATTAATCCAATTCAGGATTTTCTGGGTTGGGGTCTGTTGAGTCATCTCGGATTTCTTTAATCTTATTTAATGCTTCTTTCAAGAGGCCTTCTTTAGTTTCGAGTTTGGCATGTAGTTGAACAATTTCTTTGTCCTTTTCAGCAATTCTATGGCCAACACTTTTAACATCTTGTGTTGCATGTTCCAACTTTAATGTAATTTGCTTTATCCTTCGTTCTTTAGACGAAATGGTCTTAGACAAAGAGTCCTTCTCTTCTTGAAGGTCTGCTATTGTGGCTTTAAGTTCTTGAACTAGATCCCTATCTGACATTATGTTTTATAATTATCCTGAATTTTTAACATCAATATAGTATACTATAATTTAGAAGAACGGCTGACCTGTTTTTTTGGTAGTATCGAGGTTTTCTTTTACCAATTGACTTATTATTTGTCTTTCATCCGGAGACAAACTTAATCCTTCTTGCCATGTTACTCCTCCACGCATATACCAACATAATTTTAATATTTCCATTTTAAAGTTTTTTGTTTGGTTATCAAGGTCTTTTAGGTATGCTATAATATCAGAATCCGATTTAGAAAGTAATGTTATCCGAAAAAATTTGAGTTATCGAACGTTACGGGTACCTCGTATGTTGCTGATACACCCTTTTTAATTTGTTCTTCAGATGCTTTTATCTGTATTGGTTTAATTTGACTTTGAAGTCGAAGTTCTGACAAGTTTTTTTCTATTTCACTTGTAGTTTTTGCATCACAATTATCAATGAAATCTGCAATTTGTTTTTTATCAGAAACTACTTCACCTGCAGGCGTTGTAATTTCTTTAATCGAATCAACAATTATTGAAAAATTTACTGCATTAATTTTTTTATAACTTTCAGCAAATTTATCGTTCTTTGCTTTATCAGACAATCCACTATCAGCAACACTATTATACATTTTTTGTTGTTCAAATTGAGCAATTTGTATTCTAGTTAATTGCTCGTAAGTTAAAGGATCAATTTTAATATTAAATCCTGTAGATGTTTTTGCTTCGTCTTTAATCACAATATTTCTTATTGAATCTAATAATGCAGGCAAATTTATTGTAGTTTGCGTTTGTTCGTTAGTAACCGGAACGTTGTATGATATATCCATTGTTTCCCCATACGTGGCAATTCTGATAGCCAACATAATTGTATCAGTATCATAATTAACCATTTTCCAGGGATTTTTAAAATTAGGAATACAACTTTTGATAACATCAACAGTTGCTTGACCATTCATCATAGCATCAGGCGTCTTAAATGCCATTTCATCTTTTGCTGTCATAGGCAACACAGGAATCTCACCAGATTCTGTAGGTGTAAAAGTTTCTTGATTATAATATCTACCTTTTGATGGTAACGTAATATAAATCTGAGGCTGTCTGTAATATTTGCCTAATGGGTTATTTTCTGTCATTTTTTGTTCTATAAATATACATTAGTTGCGTATATATGTCAATATTTATATACATATAAAATGATGAGAAATAAAACCGTATGGCTGATTTTGATAGAGAATTAAAAGAAATATTTGAAGGTATTGGTAAAGATGTATCTGCGGTGCGTAAAGCATTAACAGGAACAAACAAAAGTATTCTAGAAAATACAAAAAATAACAAGGCTCATGCCGCATCTCAAAAAGTACTTTTGAGTATGTTGCGACAACATCAAAAACTTCTTAAGGAACGTGGAGAATTAACAGAAGAGTTAAACGACGAACTCGAAGAGCAGATCAACGCAATAGAAAGATCTACCAAAGCAACTAACAAGGCGGGCAGTTCCTCAATAACTTTCACTGGCATAATCATAAAGGCTATAAAATGGATTGGCAGTTTTGTTGCGGGTGCGGCGGAAATTGCCCTTCAATTCGCCAAAACAAGTTCAAACATCAAAGGCTTTCAAGATGCAGTTGATGCCGGGTTTGACAAAATACCAAAGTTAGGGCCAGTATTTTCAAGACTCGGAGGGGAACTTGATGACAACGTACAACTTTTTAGAGGACTTGCAAACTCAGGAGCATCATTTGGCTCGTCTATTACGAGATTAAGAATGGCGGCTTATGATGCAGGAATGCCATTGATGCAATTCCAAGAATTAATTGAAAAAAATACAGGAACACTTGCAAGAATGTTTGGTTCAGTCGATCAAGGTGTACTTCAATTTGTAGAATTAGGTAGAGGCCTTAGACGTTTTCAAATGGACGAATTAGCAAAATTTGGAATTACAATGGAGGACGCAAATGAGTTTCTAACAACATATACTGAACTTGAAAGAGCGAGAGGACAGTCACAAGGTATGACAGCGTCCAAACTGTTAGAAGGAACTAAAGCATACACTAAAAATTTAGTACTTCTTAGTAAGTTAACAGGAGAAAGTGTCCAAGATCTTGACAAAAGACAAAGAGCATTGGCGGCCGATGGTGTGTTCCAGGCTAAACTGGCACAGATGGATGCAAAACAGGCACAAAGAGTTCGGAATGCGTTGGATTTATTACCTGAAGGTGCTCAACAAGCCGCAAAAGAAATTATAGGGTTAGGTGCACCAATCAGTGACACTGCTAGAGGATTAGAAGTTTTATCAAATGGACAATTTAGTAAAACGTTAAAAGATTTAATGTCTGGTGCTGAAATTGATTTAGTAGAAGCAAGTAACATTTTCAAAGTAATGGGTTCGCAAATAATTAAGTCAGGCGACGCGGCGGCAAGTGCGGCATTAGTAGGAAATACGATGCTAGGTGGAGCCTTAAATGTTGGTGCGGCCATGGCTGGTGAAAAAACGTCAAGAGAAGAAATAGAGAAACAAATAGCGGCAAGACAGAAAGATAATATAGAAAAAATGGTTGGCATGTCATCTGCTTTAGACAGAACAACCTACGAAGTTAATAGATTAGGTACAATAATGCTAGAAAAAACATTATTCGCCAAAGACAGTCCTTTAGGAAAAATGTTAGAAAAATATGTAGACTCCGGTGGAGAGACAGAAAAGATGCTCGTGGACCAAGGAGAAAAATTTATCAATAGTCTTAGTAGTTATTTCTCTGATAAAGATAGTATCGCCTCGAGGAAAAAATGGGATAAAATGACAGATGACGATGCCGCAACGACATTCGGAATGCAGGGTATGTTGCAATTAAATACCGGTTCCGGCGGGTTCAAGGATTTTGGGTCTGGAACTCCAGCGGTATTGCATGGTGTGGAAGCAGTGGTTCCAAAGAATGACATCTCGCAACTGACCAAGGAACTGATTGGCCTCGGTAAACCAGTGTCTAAAGCGGCAAAAGCCGAAATGGCAACAGTGACCAACAACAACAGCACAACTAACGTAGATACAAATGCCAACGTAGTGGAGTTGAAAAGCATGAATGTTACTATGACTAAACTTGCAGAATTAAACAAAAAGGTCGAACAACACTTAAATACGCTAGTAACGATAGGTGCATTGACAGAAAGAAATACCAAAAACACGCAAAATAATCTTGCAAATATGAGTGGATCTCTTATATAATAAAGTATGGCTTGGAAAAAATATTTTAAAGACGCAAACTTATCACCAATATCAGGTGAGAAAGTCCCTAACTTTGCAAAAAGAAATTACAGTTCTTATTTGCCTGATGTTTATACAGGACATCCAAACAGAATACAAAGATATTTTCAATATGACCAAATGGATTCAGACAGTGAAATCAATGCGGCATTAGACATACTTGCAGAATTTTCAACACAACGTAATACAGAAAACGAGACACCTTTTGACATTGTGTTCAAAGACGAAAGTACAGAACACGAAGTAAAACTTTTAAAGAAAGCACTTCAACAATGGACAAAAGCAAACAAGTTAAACAAAAGAATTTTTAGAATATTTAGAAATGCATTAAAATATGGAGACTGTTTCTTTGTTAGAGATCCAGAAACTTACAAATGGTTGTTTATTGACAATGCTAAAGTAGATAGAGTAATTGTAAACGAGTCAGAAGGCAAACAACCCGAACAATACGTTATAAGAGATATCAATCCAAACCTACAAAGATTAAGTGCTACACAAATTACACCAAACCAAACTTATGGTGGCGGCGGAACAACCGGTGGTGGTACAGCGGCATACGGTCAAAGTTATGCAAATGCAGGTGCAACAAATAATATGACAGGATTTGCTGGTGCTACAGGTGGTAGATTTTACAGAACAATGAATGCGTACAACATTAATGCAGAAAACGTTGTACATATGAGTATGTCAGACGGAATGGATAACCTATTCCCATTTGGACAATCAGTATTAGAACAAGTTTTCAAAGTTTACAAACAAAAAGAATTATTAGAAGATGCAATTATAATTTACAGAGTACAAAGAGCACCCGAACGTAGAGTATTTTATATTGACGTAGGAAATATGCCTACACACTTGGCTATGCAATTTGTTGAAAGAGTTAAAAACGAAATTAATCAAAGAAGAATTCCAAGCACATCGGGTGGTGTAAACTATATCGATGCTACGTACAATCCAATGAGTATTAATGAGGATTATTTCTTTCCACAAACAGCAGAGGGAAGAGGATCTAAAGTTGATACACTACCAGGTGGAACTAACTTAGGTGAAATTGATGACCTTAAATTCTTTACAAACAAACTGTTTAGAGGTTTAAGAATACCAAGTTCTTATCTACCAACTGGTCCAGATGATTCACAACAACAATATAATGATGGTAGAGTAGGTACTGCATACATTCAAGAATTAAGATTTAACAAATATTGTGCAAGATTACAAAGTATGTTAAATCCAACATTTGATGAAGAGTTTAAATTATGGATTAAATCAAAAGGTTACAACATTGATAACGGAATGTTTGAATTAAAACTTAATCCACCACAAAACTTTGCACAATACAGACAAACAGAAATGGACCAAGCACGTATACAATCATTTACACAGGTTGCAGAACTACCATATATGAGTAAACGTTTTGCGTTAAAGAGATTCTTAGGACTAACTGAAGAAGAAATGGCAAGAAATGCCGACCAATGGGCAGAAGAAAATAATGTGCCTCAAGGTAAGAAAACTAAAGCAAACCAATTAAGAGGTGTTGGAGTTACACAAGCCGGTATTGCTGGCGACTTAGATCAGTTTGAAGAACCAACTGCAGAACCAGAAGCGCCATCACCAGAGGCTCCAGGCATGGGAGCACCAGGACAAACACCAGGAGGCGGTGGTACAATACCAGGTGGCACAGGTGGAGGAACACCTGTATAAGGTTAAATACGATTATGAAACTAACGGAATTCTTCAATCATACTGAAAATGGATTCGAGCAAGACAAAAACTACGAACCTGAAAATGACATTTCAATATTAGACAAGGATGACACTAGAAAAACACGCCTAACACTAAACGATATAAATTCAATGAGACTAGCATCTGAGGAACACGATGCTCAACAGAAAGATGAAGCCGTATTTGTTCAAAAAATGTACGGACAAACAGCCACAGACGATAACTTAACGTTATAATGTCAGACATAGCATTCGTATTAGGGAATGGCGAATCCCGAACAGGAATTCAAATAGAAGATTTAAAACAACACGGAACAGTATATGCCTGTAATGGTGTATATAGAACTGATAAACCCGACTACTTAATTGCTGTTGATCCTAAAATGATTTTAGAACTTGCCGAGGGTGATTACATTATTAACAATAAAGTATGGTCAAACTTCAATGCACAATATAACAAACACCAAAAAATACTAGACAATATAGAGTGGTTTAGACCTAGTTTAGGTTGGTCTAGTGGTCCTACAGCACTGAGAATGGCTTGTGATCATGGATATAAAGAGATTTACTTGCTAGGTTTTGACTACCAAGGTCATAATAATGGAAAAGGTTTCAAGTTTAATAATCTTTTCAAAGATACTAGAAACTATAAAAAAAGTAAAGATGAAGCAACATTCTACGGGAATTGGATGAACCAAACTAAAAAATGCTTAAAAGAATTTTCTACTATACAATTCCACCGTGTGATACCAGACGGTTGGTTTACTCCAAAAGATCTAACATGGAATAAAAATTTAACTCATCAAACTACAGACGAATTTCTACAAAAGTTTAATTTACAAAAAAAATCATAAAAAGCGCCTTTTTCACACCGTTTTTAGCACCATTTTTATCATTTTATTGTAAATACTAACGCTTATAAGTACAAATCGATATTAAACAAGGAGCATGTGTAAAATGTCAAATAATAAATTTGAATCGTTATTAGAATTACTAATCAACGAAGAAAACGATAAAGCAGAAGCACTTTTCCATGAAATAGTAGTAGAAAAATCAAGAGATATCTACGAAGGTTTAGCGGAAGATCCTGCAAAAGAAGAGTCTAAAGAAGAAGTTAAAGAGACTGAAGCATCTGACGAAAAGAAAGATGAAGAAGTTAAAGAAACTGAAACTGAAACTAAAGACGAAGAAGTTAAAGAAACTGAATCTACTGAAGTAAAGAAAGATGAAGTTAAAACTGATGAGTCTATACCTACAGTTGCAACTCAAGTTGCACCTCAAAAAACTGAAGAAGAGTCTATAGAAGAAGTTGGTGGCGATGCTACTGACGAACTAGTAAAAGACATCTCTTCTGATGAAGAAGGCGAAGGCGAGAGAGCGGCTGACGATATGGCGGCTGATATGGATGCTGACGCAGAAGAAAAACCAGAAGGCGATGTTGAAGACAGAGTTGTTGATTTAGAAGATGCTTTAGATGAATTAAAAGCAGAATTTGAAGCAATGATGGCAGGCAAAAACGGTGACGAAGAACAAGAAGAAGAAGCCGTTCAAATGCCAGTAGAAACTCCAATACAAATGCCAGTTGAAAGCAAAGAAGAAACTAAGGAAACTGTTAAAGAGTATGTAGATAAAAAATCTGCAGACAACAGTGACCAATCTGACAAAAAAGCGTCACCTATTAGTACAACTAACAAGCCTTTAAATAGTGCTAATGCTAGAGGTATTAACCAAGGTGGTGAAGATTCAGATAAACCGGCACCAACTGCACAAAAAATGGGCAAATTTGCAAACACTCCAGGGCAAGAAAAACATCTTAGCAAAGATGAAAAGAAAGCCGACAATACGGACCGTTCTGACAAATCTGCTAAATCTCCAATTACTAATAAAAAATAATTGTAGATTAAAAAGGAGTTTGGTATGTCACTATATCTTAGAGAACATCTAACCTACGATCAGGCGAGAGTACAGATCTTACACGAAGGCGCTGAAGGCAAAGATTTGTACATGAAAGGTATCTGTATTCAAGGAGGCATTAAGAATGCTAACCAAAGAGTTTACCCAGTAAATGAAATTGGCCAAGCAGTTAAAACACTTAATGATCAGATCGGATCAGGTTATTCTGTTCTAGGAGAAGTAGATCATCCCGACGATTTAAAGATTAATTTGGACCGTGTATCTCACATGATTACTGAAATGTGGATGGACGGACCAAATGGATATGGTAAAATGAAAATTTTACCGACACCAATGGGTCAACTTGTCAAAACTATGTTGGAATCAGGTGTGAAACTAGGCGTATCTAGTAGAGGAAGTGGTAACATTTCTGAATACGGAAACGGCGAAGTTTCAGACTTTGAGATCATCACAGTTGATGTTGTGGCCCAACCTTCGGCACCAGGTGCTTACCCAACGCCAATTTATGAACATCTTTTAAACACAAAAGGTGGTAATATGGCAAAAGGGTTGGCGGCTGAAGTGAGAAATGATGCAAAAGCACAAAAGTTCCTCAAAGAGGCACTAACAAACATAATAAAGGACCTAAAATAACATGATTGATGCAATATCAAAACTAGTTGAATCAGGTGCTATTTCAGAAGACGTTCAAAAGAGCATCCAAGAAGCATGGGATTCAAAAATAAAAGAAAACAAAGACGTAGTAGGTGCTGAGTTAAGAGAAGAGTTTGCTAAAAGATACGAACATGACAAGTCAAACATGATCGAAGCAATCGATAAAATGATGACTGAGAAGTTATCTGAAGAGATTAGCAAATTTGTCGAAGACAGAAAAGCACTTGCACAAGAAAAAATTACTTACAAAGAAAACGTAGGTAAACATTCTGCTAAATTAGAGAGTTTTATACTTTCTAAATTGTCAGAAGAGTTAAAAGAACTACACGGCGACAGAAAAGGTGTTCATGAAAACTTTAAGAAAATGGAAGAGTTCGTAGTAAATGCTCTTGCAAAAGAAATTAAAGAGTTCCATGAAGACAAAAAAGGCGTTGTGGAGACGAAAGTTAAACTAGTAGCCGAAGCCAAAAAACAAATGGCTAAGATGAAAGATGCTTTCATAACAAGATCTGCTAAAGTTGTAGAATCTGCTGTTAATAAAAAACTTGCTGAAGAATTAAAAACTCTTAAGGAAGACATTACAGCGGCGAGAACTGTCAACTTTGGTAAGAAAATATTCGAAGCGTTTGCTTCTGAGTACCAGAGTTCTTACTTAAATGAGAAATCTGAGACTGCGAAGTTAATGAGAGTTGTGGATGAAACTACACTTAAATTAAAAGACGCTGAGAAGGCTGTCGAAGAAAAACAAGCGGTGATTGAGTCAAAAGATGTCGAATCTAAAAGACAAGCAGACTTGATGGAACGCAAGGAAAAGATGGCCGAAATGCTCAAACCATTGGGCAAAAACAAGAGTGAAGTTATGGCTCAACTACTTGAAAGTGTACAAACTAACAAGTTGCAGGCTTCATTTGACAAGTATCTACCTCACGTAATGGCGGACAAACCAGTTGCAGAACAGAAGAAAGTTATTTCTGAAGCAGTTGGCGACAGAGCGGTGAGAGAAGATGCTGACTTAACTAATATCCGTAAGTTGGCGGGTATATAATAAACACTAAGGGGAAAAGATCAAATGTCAGAAATATTTGAATCTAAGTGGGCAGAAACTAAAACTGCTCTAACTGAAGGTTTAGCAGGCAACAAGAAAAAGACTATGGATGTAGTCTTAGAAAATACTAAAAGATATTTGTCAGAGCAGGCGACTGCTGGGGCAACTTCTGCTGGTAACGTTGCTACGTTAAACCGTGTGATTCTTCCAGTAATACGTAGGGTTATGCCTACTGTTATAGCGAACGAGATTGTTGGTGTACAACCAATGACTGGTCCGGTTGGACAGATCCACACACTAAGAATAAGATATGCAGATACAGTAAGTTCTAATACAACTGCTGGTGAAGAAGCATTATCTCCATTCAAAATTGCGAAAGCATACTCTGGTAACCAGAATAATACTACTCCTAAAGGGGCTTCTACAGCATCTTTAGAAGGTACTGGTGGTAAGAGACTATCAATCCAAATCTTGAAACAACCGGTTGAAGCGAAATCTAGAAAATTAAGTGCTAGATGGACTTTTGAAGCGGCTCAAGATGCACAAGCACAACAAGGGATTGATGTTGAAGCAGAAATCATGGCGGCATTAGCACAAGAAATTACTGCTGAGATCGACCAAGAAGTAATTGGTTCATTAAGAACATTAGCAGGAAGTGCTTCTGAAACTTTTGACCAATCTGCTGTATCTGGTACTGCAACATTCGTTGGTGATGAACACGCGGCTTTGGCTGTGTTAATCAACAGAGTTGCTAACCAAATCGCAACAAGAACAAGAAGAGGCGCTGGAAACTACGCTGTAGTATCTCCAACTGCTTTAACAGTTCTTCAATCTGCAACAACTTCAGCATTTGCAAGATCAACTGAAGGCGCTTTTGAGGCTCCAACAAATACTAAATTTGTAGGAACTCTTAACGCTTCTATGAGAATTTACGTCGACGCATACGCGGCAGACGCAACTTCTGTACTAGTTGGTTACAAAGGTGCTAGTGAGGCAGACGCTCCGGCGTTCTACTGTCCTTACATACCTTTGATGTCAAGTGGTGTTGTTCTTGATCCATCTACTTTCGAACCAGTTGTTGGTTTCCTAACAAGATACGGTTATGTTGAATTAACAAACACTGCATCTTCACTGGGTAACGCGGCAGACTACGTTGGATTAGTAGCGATCACATCAGGTAACTTAAAATTCAAATAATCCACGGATTATTTTATTTTCAAAAAGGGCGGCAGAAATGTCGCCCTTTTTTTTTGGCGGTGGCATTTGTAATTTAAATATCAACGTGCAATATTGTTTTCATCATATACCAAAAACAGCAGGTTCAAGTTTACAATTAAGATTAGCACATAGAGAATCAATTGGACAATTACCAAAAGGTTCAACTCTAATTGTATATCCTTTATATGACAAAATAAGATTTTATAGAGTAAGTAATGATCCAGATTTTAATTCTAATGAGCCAATCAAGACTGCATTTTTAAGAACATACAAAAATAAAACAGATGGAGATGCAACAATAGTTTGTGGACATTATACAAACATAACCCAACCAGGTAACCATTATGTTTGGTTAAGAGAACCTTTATATAGAGACATATCACATTTCAATTATGATTGTAAATTTGATAATGAGTTAAGCAGAGATTTTCCTACACATGTATCAGCAATGAGTGGCAATTTTCTTGTGTTATGGTTATATGGCAAGTATTGTGGTAAACATGATTCACCTACAATGGAACAAAGATACAATCATGTTAGAAAAGTTTTAAAAGAAAAATTTAAAAAAGTTTATGATTCAGATAAGTTTGAAGAGTCATGGACTGAATTGGCAAAAGAATTAAAAGTTTCTGTTAACCCAAAATTGAATTCTAATCAATCTGACAAAGATTATAATGTTATACAAAAATTTAGCGATTTATCTGATAATTTTAAAAATTGGCACAGAGAGTATAACCACTACGATTATCTTTTATATGAAGAGTTCTGTGTGTAGTTAAAGAAAATAATTTCATACTCATACCAGTCACAGACCAAATAAGGTAGTTTTATTGACTGCACACGGGTCTAAATAATTGACAGATTCATAAGAATCTTTAAACATCAAGGGAGGTCCAACTATGGATTATCTTAAGACTATAAAGGATTGGGCAAAAGGTATTGCTGACTGCGGTGTTTCTTTAATCGCGTTGGGAATCGTTTTAGAGGTCCTTTTTAACGGTCAAGGTATTCCGTTCTGGCCAAACGTTTCTGTAATAGGAAATGTTCAGGGCGTACTGCAAGGCTTTTCAGATCAAGGTCTGATAGGGTTGGTAGCAGTTTGGATTTTATATCATATCTACAATAGAAAATAATATAAATCTAGAAATACGATAGCCTCAAAGGTGGTGTATAAATTTAACGGATTGTATGCACCACCTTTTTTTGTACTCACATTAAACACAACAAATTTTGGTAAATACATACAGTTCAACAGAGCCGCACAATAAAGTGCGGACTTATGCGGAAATAACCGCGTAGTGAGTAGAACTCACATCAGGCTCTGAACAAGGAGAAAAAAAATGGGAAGACCAATCAAAAAAAGTAAACTAGCGGGTGCGGCCAATATATTTGGTTCAGCCGATCTAGCAGGAAAAATCGCAGTAACGGCTTATAGACCATCAAGTGGTGCTAAGGTAGATTCAACTACTGCATACATTGTTTCACAAAGAGGTTCTAAGTTATTCAAAATACACTTAGAAGATTCAACTGAAGCAGTATATGAATTGAAAGCAGTTGCTCCAGGATCATTAGCAAACTCGTCTAACCAGTTCTGTGTTCAAGTTATATTGAATGACTCAACAGTTGCATACGTTGAAAAGTTCTACAACAGAACAATTCACTATGTTACTGCGGCTGGCGCGGCAGGTACTGTGACATACTCACTAGGAGTTGAAGGAACTGACGAAGCACAAGCAGGCGCAGGCATCGGCTCTATAGACGTTAGATAATAATCTACAACACATGCTTATTTGGGGGAGTTTTTTACTCCCCCAATTCTTTTATAAATACTAGCAAATGTCTAAAACTTTACGTACATCAGGTGATTATACCATTACAGCAGGGGACGGGTGGAACTCGGGTTCTGGTGCAAATTCTATTACACTTGATAGTTTGAGCGTAAGTATAAATGGAAATTTAACAGTTGGTGGTGCTACATCAACAATAAGCACAACAAATACAGTAGTTGAAGATAATATTTTAGAATTAAACACAGGCGCAACTGCAAATACCAACAGTGCAGGAATTATAGTTGAAAGAGGATCTACAGGAAACAATGCGGCAATTCTTTGGAAAGAAGATACAGATAGTTTTGTACTTGGTACTACAACTGCCACAGCGGCAGATAAGTCTAGTGCAATAACAGTAGCCGCCGGTGCTTTGGAAGTAGCGGCTTTGACTGCTACCACTGGAACATTTAGTGGTGCTGTAACAAGTGGTGGTGCAACAATATCAGGTGCATTAACAGCAACATCGTTAACAACAAACACAATAGCATCTAATGGATCAAACGCAGAATTAAGTATACAGCCAAGTGGTACTGGTGATGTATTAATAAGTGCATTAAGAATTAATGGTACTACACTTGACAGTTCAGACTCAACAAAAATTACAATAGCAGAAGCAGTAGATGTTACTGGCAACACTTCCTTAGGTGGAACACTAGGAGTAACTGGTACAACAACTTTATCAGGATCTTTCCAGAAAGCAGTACACACTTTTGTGGCAACAGACGCTATAACATCGGCGGAACACGCAGGAAGATTATTATTGCTTGGAGAGGTTGGTGGAAACGCAGATGTGGTACTTACACTACCAGATGCTACAGGATCTGGAGACGTATACGAACTTGTAGTTACTGTGCATATGGCATCTAATACATATAAAATACAGGCACCAGATGCAGACAACACAATAACTGGACAAGTACAATACTTAGACGAAGACGGAACAGCAGTAACATCATTTCCATCAGTTGCGGCATCAGATACTATTACACTTAACGGTGGTACACAGGGTGGATTGGTAGGAGATACTTTGACACTAATTGATATTGCCGCTAATAAATGGATGATAAGAGGCCTCATGAGAGTATCAGCAGGTGCCAATCCATCAACACCATTTTCTGAAGCAGTGAGTTAATAGATGAGATATAAAGAAATAGATATTAATATAAAAGCAATTCCTGATGCAGAAGACGAAGCACTTTTAAATCAATTAATTGGTGCAAAAAAAGCATCTGTCTCAACAGATACAGAAGAAAAACCTGCAAACAATAACTCAAATAATCCAGGTAAAGTTGATTCCGATGATCCAAATACAAAACCACCAATGTATCCTATGCAACAAGAATTAGAACTTAAAAAACAAGATGCAGGAAAAGATTTAGCACATTTTGACAACATAGTACAAGATGCTGACGAACAAGCAGAAGACGAAATTGCAAGAAAAGATGGCCCTTTAGTACAACAACCAGAAAATTCAGACGGAGATAATCCTGGTGTGCCAAAAGAATTAAAAAATAAACAGCCAAAGAATGAAAGTGAATTTGTACAAAGACTAAAAACATTATCTGGCCAAAATTAAGGAGCGTAAATGGCATTTAGAAAACTAGTAGGTTCATATAAAGATTACGATATATCCACACACATCATTGAACACGGTTACCTAGCAGTAGACGTCGATACAGGAAGTTTAAGACTAGGTGATGGTACTACACAAGGAGGAACAATTATTACTTCTGGAAGTGGTGGTACCTTAACTGTTCAAGAAGAAGGCTCTTCATTATCAACTGCGGCCACAACTTTAAACTTTGTAGGTTCTGGGGTCACAGCAACAGGTACAGGTGGAACTAAAACTATTACTATTAGTGGTGGTTCAAGTTCAAGTCTAGGTGATCTAAATGCGGTTGGATCAACATTAACAGCACCTTCGAATGCAGATTTAACATTAAAAACTGCAGGATCAGGTAGTGTTGTTGTTGATGATACTTTTAAAATAGGATCAGGAGCAAGTGTAACAACAATATTAGACGAAGATGACATGAGTTCTGATAGTGCCACAGCACTAGCAACCCAACAATCAATCAAAGCATATGTTGATAATAACAGTGGCGGTGGTGGCAGTACAGGAGATATTTCGTTTGTTGGAGCAACTATTTCAGCACCTTCAAATGCACCCTTAACATTAACTTCTTCTGGTGCGGCAGTTCAAATTGAAGGATTAAGTATTGCAGGAAACGTTATTAGTACAACAGATTCAAGTGCAGGAATTGAAATTACAGGAAATTTAATACCAAGTGCTAATGGGGTATATCAATTAGGAAGTTCTAATCGTAGATGGCAAACAGTATATTTGTCCGCAGAAACAATTGATTTAGGTGGAGCAACTATTTCATCAGACGGAACAGGTACTATTGCTATTGCGGCAACTGGTGCTACACTACCAAGTGGATCTAAAGTAGGTGTTCAAGGTATACAGTTACAAGGGAAAACTTCTGCAACTGCAAACAGACCTATACAGTTAGTAAATGTGTATACTAGTGATGGCAGTACTTCGCTTACTGATTCTCAACTTTTGGCAAAATCAGCAGATTTTGAGTTAGAATTTAATGGCACTGTGGAAGAAGTACCTGTATTCACTGAAGCAGGACAATCCTTTACATTGGCAAACGGATCTGCACTATCTACACAATATACGTCTAGAGTGACATTGTTTCAATTCTAATTTAACCATAAATATTACTATAATAAAGCAAAGGGGAATGCATCCAACGAGTACAATAAGGTTGGGCACAGAACTAATTTATGGCGGATAAAACACCGGTACGGGTAGTCTATAACAATTCTAATGTGGCCACTGGATTGGCAGAATTCCAGTCGGGCGAAACAGTTCCAGTAGCAAGTGGTGGTACGGGTCTTTCATCAATTGGTTCAGCAGGTCAGGTATTAAAAGTAAATGCGGCAGGTTCTGGATTAGAGTTTGGTGCAGAAGGTGATATCTCTATTACAAATTTAGTAGCACCCACAAACGCAGATTTAACATTCACAACATCAGGTACAGGTAACATAGTTCTTGATGCAGTAACAGTAAGAGGCACAACTTTTAGTGCGGCAGATTCAACAAAAATTACAATGGCAGAGGCACTTGACGTAACAGGCGCCTTGACCTTTAGTGGACTAACACTACCCACTTCAGACGGTTCTGCTAATCAGTTTTTAAAAACAAATGGCTCAGGTACACTATCTTGGGGTGATGTATCTTTAGGTGACTTAACAATAGTTGGCTCAACAATCACCTCGCCAAGCAACGCCAATCTAACTTTGGATCCAAGTGGATCAGGAAAAGTAAACATTAATGGTGCATATACACTACCATCTGCTGACGGTTCAGCAGGACAAGTATTACAAACTGACGGCTCGGGTGCAGTAACATTTGGTACAGTATCAGTTGGTGATTTCTCATTCGTAGGTTCAACAATGATCTCTCCATCAAATGCAAATATAACTTTAGATCCAAGCGGATCTGGTATCATTGCTCTTAATGCCAACACAACTATTACAGGAAATTTATCTGTTACTGGCACACATGGCAATGTAGTACTAGGAGAAGATGCTACAGTAATTTTTGAAGGTGCAAGTGATAACGCCAACGAAACAACACTTACAGTAATAGATCCAACAGCAGATAGGACAATTTCTTTACCAAACAAGTCAGGAACTTTGGCAACTACAGATGACACTGCTTTTCCAAATTCTACAACACCAACACACCCAGCGGCTTCGGGAGATGCAGATTTAGGCTCAAACCTAACTGATTCTATCACTGATGCATTTGGTGTTCCGAATGCTGATCTTTATGATCACATGGAACCCAGAGGATCAACAGTAACCGTTGATTTAGGAGCGTTTAGTTAATATATGTTTTTTACAATAAATATAAGGAATAGGAATTTATAATGCCAACAACACTAACATTTAGACGAGGAACTGCTACACAGAACAACTCATTTACGGGTGCGGCTGGCGAAATTACTGTAGATACTACAACTAATACATTAAGAGTACACGACAATTCAACTGCAGGTGGCCAATCGATTGTAGGTACTACAGCAACACAAACTTTAACAAACAAAACTTTAACTAGTCCAACAATTAACGGTGGTACTTTCAGTGGCACATTTACTGGTACAATATCGCCTGGACAAGTAACAACTAATTCAATAGTATCTAATGGATCAAATGCAGACATCAGTATCCAACCAAGCGGAACAGGTGATGTATTATTAAGTGCTTTAAGAGTAAATGGTACAACCTTAGACTCTGCAGATTCAACCAAAGTAACTATTGCAGAAGCAGTAGATGTTACTGGTGCTTTATCGGCCGGAACATCACTTGTAATTGCAGGTGACGGTGCAACAGTAACAGGTATTAAAGATGAAGACAATATGGCAAGTAACAGTGCAACAAAACTTGCAACACAGCAGTCAATCAAAGCATACGTTGATGGAGAAGTAGCAGGATTATCTCAAACTAGTATTTCACAAAACAACAGTAACGTTACTGTTGTAGACAGTGGTACAGGAAACGTTACAATTGAAGTAGACGGAACAGATAGAATCACAACAGTGGCGGCTACCACAACAACTGCCACAGGGCACAGCCTAGTAATTGGTGCAAGTAGTACCACAGTTGGTGGAAAAATAAAATTTCTAGAAGGTACTGACAATGGTACAAATGGAGTAACATTAATAGGAGCGGCTTCTACAGCAGATGTAGATGTTATTTTGCCTGCCGCGGCAGATACCTTAGTAGGTAAAGCAACAACAGATACATTAACGAATAAATCAATTGATTTAGGTAATAATACTTTAACAGGATCATTAGCAGAATTTAATAGTGCTTTACAAAGTGAAAGTTTTGTTTCTTTAACAGGAAGTGAAACATTAACAAATAAAATATTAACAACTCCAACAATAAGTGCACCTACAATAACAGGCACTGCTACAATAGGAGCAGTAACTACAAACGCAATTACATCTAATGGTTCTAATGCTGATATTTCAATACAACCAAGTGGTACTGGTGATGTTTTAATAAGTGCATTAAGAGTAAATGGTACAACATTAGACAGTTCAGACTCTTCAAAAATTACAATAGCAGAAGCACTTGATGTAACAGGTGCAGTTACTATTACAAGTGGAACAATTACAGGAATTACAGATTTAACAGTTGCTGATGGAGGTACAGGTGCAAGTTCATTTACTGATGGTGGTGTACTATTAGGTTCTGGTTCAGGTGCAATTACAGCCATGTCTGCTTTAGGTGACGGTGAAGTGATTGTTGGTGATGGATCAGGTGATCCTGTTGCTGAAAGTGGAGCAACGTTACGTACATCAATTGGAGTTGGTACTGGAGACAGTCCACAGTTTACAGGAATAGAATTAGGACACGCAACAGATACAACAATTACTAGAGCAAGTTCTGGTGATTTAAACGTTGAAGGAAATTTAATTTATAGAGCAGGAGGTACAGACGTACCAGTCACAGATGGTGGAACAGGTGCAAGTTCATTAACTGATAACGCAGTTCTAACAGGAACAGGCACATCGGCTATCACAGCAGAAGGAAATCTTTCTTTTGACGGAAGTACTTTGGCTGTAACCGGTGCCGTAACAATATCTGGTAATTTAAATGTTAATGGTGATACAACGACAGTTAGTTCAACTAATACTACAATTGAAGATAATATTTTAGAATTAAACACTGGCATTTCAGCCTCACACAATGATGCAGGAATTATAATTGAAAGAGGATCGACTGGTGATAATGCGGCGATTATATGGGACGAATCCGCTGATAAATTTGTAATAGGTACTACAACTGCTACAGCAGGAGACAAATCGGGTGGAATAACAATAACCGCCGGAGCATTAGGAGTTGCAGGATTAACAACAGGCTCAATAACAGCAAGTGGTATTGTAAAAACAGATGACACTACTGAAGCAACTACTACAACTGACGGTTCACTACAAACTGATGGTGGATTATCTGTAGCAAAAGACGCTGTTATAGGTGATGACCTTAAATTATTAAGTGACTCTGCTGTATTAAGTTTTGGTGGAGATTCAGATACAACTTTAACTCATACAGATGGTACAGGATTAACTTTAAACAGTACAAACAAATTAACATTTGGCGACGTCGCAACATTTATACATCAATCTTCAGATGGTGTAATGACAATAGACGGCGAAGCAACAATTGATCTTAATGCTTCAACTGCCGTTCTTGTCAGCAACGATTTAAAATTAAACAGTGATGCCGCTGTTTTAGGTTTTGGTGTTAACAACGAAATAACATTAACACACGTACACGACACTGGTTTATTATTACAAGATTCAGGCGGAACACCTACTTTACAATTACATGATTCAAATGAATCTATTGCTTCTGATGGAAGCAAAGTTATTATAACATCAGGTGGTACATCATTTAGTTTACCAACAGCAGACGGAGATGAAAATCAAGCATTAATTACAGACGGAGCAGGTACATTATCTTTTGGAACAGTTGGCTCTTTATCTGCAAGTGACGACGGTGCTGGTGTTACTATTGCAGATAAAAGAATTACATCAACAGCAAGAACAATTGATTCATGGCATTCAACATTCCAAGACAGTGTTTTATATTATGTTGTATCAAATGATCATTACGAAGACGCTGTAAACATACAAAAAGTTTCAGTATGTCATGATGATACCACAGCATACATTAGTTCAGCAGGTGCTCAATCAAAAGCATCAACAACAATGACGGCATTTACAGCGGCACTAGATAACGATATGGTTAGATTAAAAGCGGCAAGTTCAAATGCTGTTGGCGGTACATTATCTTTTTACAAATTTGGATTGGGAGACAACACATCAACTGGAACATCAGGCAATGTAATCATATCTCAAAACATAGATGTTGATTCAGCATCAGAATCACTTGTAAGTTTTGCTCATGGCACTTACAGAGGTGCAAAACTATTTGTATCAGTAAACAATGCTTCTAAAACAGAAGTAGGAAACGTTGAAGCACTTGTTGTTCATGACGGAAGTGATGCATTTATATCACAATTTGGTGGAATACAAACTGGAGATAATCCTTTGTTAACACTAACAGCGGCAATTGATGGCAGTAACGTTGTTGTTTCAGCGGCAGGTCTTGAAACTAATTTGAGAGTAACTGTTCATGCAATTATGTTAAAAGACACAATGACTTCAGACGACGGAACTTACGGTAATACAGAAGCAATAGCACCTGTAACAATTTCATCATCAGCAACAGAAGTTGACACATTAGTTGAAGCATCAAACAACGGTGCTGTATATTATCTTGTTAGTAAAAATGCTTCTGAAGGCGCTTATGCAGTTAATGAAGTTTTTATGGCAATGGGATCAGGTGAAATAACAGTAGCAAGTGGTCCATTTGTGAGTACTAAAGGTACTAACCAACTAGCATTTACATCAGACTACAAAGACGATGTTGAAAACACAGGACAGTTATTATGTGCATCCACATCAGGTGGATCAACAACTGTTAGTGCATACAGAATAAACTGTTTAGCGAAATAAATACAATACATTAACAACAATCATGTGGGAGATATGGAACCATGACAACAAGAAACTTTAGGGTTAATAACGGATTAGAAATAGGTGATATCGTTATTTCAGCCTCAGCAAACACAATCACAGGCGGAGCCACAGGCGCACCAAGTAGTGACGGTGACTTTGCAAACAAAAAATACGTAGACGATTCAATATCGGCTATTTCAACATCAGCAATCACCACAAATAACTCAAATGTAACTGTTACTGACTCAGGCACAGGTAAAATTGAGATCACAGCAGATGCAACAGAAGTGGCAGACTTCGCAGTAGCGGCTACTACAATCACTGCCACAGGTGCAATCAACCTTACAGCAGGAACAGACGTAGTAGTACCGGCTAACGTAGGTGTAACATTTGGTACAGGTGAGAAGATTGAAGGTGATAATACAGACCTTACAATAACATCAGGAGGCCTGTGTACTATTACAGCAACTGGTGAAACAGTTATTACAAACAACATGAGAGTTTCTGGAAACTTAACTGTTGACGGTACAAGTGTAACAATTAATACTACAACATTAGAAGTTGAAGATAATATTATCGCAGTAAACAGAAACATTTCTGCCAATTCGGGTATGCCAACCCTTTCTGGATTGAAAGTAAACAGAGGTCAAACTTCATCAGCAACAGAAGAAGATCTTTTTTGGTGCTGGGATGAAGGATTTGCAGATGACGGTACAACTATTCACGGTAACGCGGGTGGAGCCTTTACAGCATTTAGGGCCTCATCAGGTGCAGACGATGCCTCTGACCCAACAAGAACTGAGATGAATCTTATTGATATTAGATGTAATGTAGTACACGCTTTATCTACTTCGGCGCAATACGCGGACGTTGCGGAGCGTTTTGAAGCAGACGCTCCTATGGCAGAAGGTGCAGTAGTAGAAGTTGGTGGAGATGCAGAAATTACAGAAACAATATCTGATTTATCAGAAAATGTTTTTGGAGTAGTATCAGTTCAACCAGCATATGCTATGAACGCCGGTGCAGGTAACAGTGAATCACATCCTTATGTTGCAATGACGGGAAGAACTCCAGTTAGAGTAACAGGTGCAGTAACTAAAGGTCAAAGATTAGTTAGTTCATTAATAAAAGGTTGTGCTAGAGCAGTAGCAACTGGTGAAACAATTTCACCATTTAACGTTATTGGTCGAGCATTAGAAAATTCAACAGACGCAGGTATCAAATTGGTAAACTGTGCAGTGAGAACTAACAACTAATAAATATTCATACTTTTTAGTAGAATAAAAGGCGGCTCTCGGGTCGCCTTTTTTTTTAGATTTTTCAATAAAAATTAGTGCTGGTTAAAATAAGTTAAATCACAACATCGCAATAACAATGTTCGCAAGGACATATTCCGTGTTCGTCTGCGTGAAGTTCCTCATCACAGTGACAAGGGTGATAACATTTATTACATTC